ACCGTACGACCCCGCGCGGCGCATGGTCGAGGAGGACTACACCGCCGCGCTGCGGCGCAGCAACCTGCGCTCGGTGGGCCTTAACCCGGACGGATCATCGATAGATCCGGCGACCGTCCTGCACGACCGCCCGGCGGTGATGCCTCCCAAGCCGCCGTCGGCGAACAGCGTGTCTACCAGGAGCAAGACGGCCGCTCCTGCGGCGGAGGTGCTGCACGACCGACCGCCGGTGACGTCGCAGGGGTCGAGCGCGACCAAGCGAGAGAGCGGCCAGCACCACGTGCCGGGGACCGACCTGATGTGGCAGCTGCACGGCGACGCCGCCTAGAGCTTCCAGCCGGTCAGTTCGCCGAAGCCGCGCTCGTCGTTTAGCCTCTGGGCGATCTTCAGGAGCTCGTTGTCCTTGTGCTCGAAGTACCGGTCGGCCAGCTCGGCGATCAGCCTGTTGGGGGCGGCGATCCTCCTCTGGGCGACGCAGGCCTCAGCCGCCGCCAGGTCGGAGTGCTTGCGGTAGTGAATGATCATGGCCGCGGCTGTTGACCTCGAGACGCCGGCCCAGCAGTGCACCAGGACGACGTCGTCGTCCGCGCACGAGTCCGCGAACTCGATGATCTGCTCGACGGTGCTCGCGGTCGGTGAGGTGGCGTCCTGCTCCCACTCGTGGTCTCCGACAAGGATCGTCCTGTGTTCGAGCCCCTCGAACAGCTCGACCGGAGGCTCGAACTCGATGATCGACAGGACCTTGGTGATGTTGGGGTAGAGCTCCCGCACCTCGGGGACCTCCCTCAGCCCGCATATCAGTATTTCCATGTTCGCTCCTCTAAAACAGAACGGGGAGGCTCGCGCCTCCCCGTAGAGTGCCCCCGCCACTCCGCCGTCGCCGGCGAAGGTCGTTAAGCCTTCGGCTTGTTCCTAGACGCGAGCGACTTGATGAAGTCGTCGATGTCGCCCTCGGCCGCCGGCGGCGGGTCGAAGGCCTGCGGCTTCGGGTCGGCTCGCTTGAGCACCGGCGCCTCGTCGGTCGTGTCCCACGGCGGCGTGTCGATCAGGGCCTCGACGCGCGCGTCGTGTTTCTGACCGTCCGGTTTCGTCGTGTACTCCTCGGCCTGCCTCGGCGCGCTGTGCTTGACCACCGCCTCGGTGCCGATCACCCTGTTAAACTGGCGCTTCAGCTCCTCGTAGCTCTTGAAGTGCTTGGGGTCGTTCATCTCCTTGAGGGAGTGACAGGTCCTCCAGACGGCCTCCAGCTTCTTGTCGTCCTGGAAGAGCGGCGCCGGGGCGTCGAACTCAGACGAGTCGTAGTTGGGGAAGTCCTGGACCCTCTTCACCTTCATCTTGAAGTTCGCGCCGGCCCAGAGGTCGTAGGGGTTGAATCCCTGCTCGCCCTCGAACTCGGGGTGCATCTTCGCTTGGATCTTGTCGAAGATCTTCACGCCGTAGCGGAACAGGAAGACTCGCCCGTTGTTCTCCGGGGTGGCCGGATCGTTAATGACGTAGATGTTGGAGATGAACTCGGTCTTCCGCTTCTGGAGGCGAGCCAGCTCCTTGTCGGACTCGATCCCCGAGTTCCACAGCCTCGAGTTGTGCTCGCCGACCGGGTCCTGCTGGCCGATCGTGGTGAGCGACAGCTCGTTGTAGAACGCGCCGGTCGGGCCCTTGAACTTGTGTCTGAACTGCCTGATGAAGGGGGCGGCGTCCTCCCCGTCGGCCGGACCGGCCGGTAGGAACCGTATCACCGCGTACCCGTTGCCGACCTTGTCGGTGGTCGGCCTCCAGAACCTGGGGTCGGCGTCGGCGAACGTGTTGAGCTTGGAGAGTTCCTGAGTGAGGGCGGCCAGGGCGGCCTTGCCCGAGTTGCTCTTGAGCTTGTTGAAGTCCATGCGTGCTTTGTTCCTTCTGTCGTTGCGTGTGTATGAGACTTATCGTCTCGTACTATTTATCACGCGTGGCAGAAGGCGTCAACTGGTCAGAACTCACCCCACAGCTTCCCGTCGCGGTAGCTGACGAAGACGAAGCCATCGACGCGCACGTCGTCTTGGTCGTGCTCGTCGAACGTCACGTAGTAGCAGCTCTTGCCGCTCGGCGTCTCGTGGTTGTACGCGACGCCGTGTATCTTCGCGCCGACGTACTCACCGGAGTTGCGGAGGGCCTCCTCGACGTCCCTGGGCTCAAGCTTCATCAGGCACCCGCACTATCTTCTTGACGACGCAGGCGTCGTTTGCCCAGAGCTCATGAAACTTCAGCGGCGCCGGCCCGGGCAGGGACTGGCCGAGCTCGGACGCGAGGTGGCGCTCGGCGAACAGCATCAGATCGAGCACGTTCCACAGCCTGGACAGGTTCGGCGCGGACACGCAGACGTCGATGTCCAGGCACTGTGCGACCCACGTGCCCTCCTCTCTGAACGCAACGACGCGCGTGTTCATACCGCGTCCCAGTCCACGCGGTAGTGCCTGTCGACGACCGGGTGCTCCGGAGCGGGCTTATACATCTGGGGCCTGCCGATCGTGGTCCTCAGGCCCATCTCCCTGATTATTCTGTCAGATACGGTGTGGGTGATGCCGAAGCGCTCGGCTACGTCCTTGCTCGTGCAGGACCCCCGCGCCCACATGCGACGGAGCTCACACTTCTGGCTGTACGACAGGTCTATCGGCGTGGTCACCTACACATCTCCTCGTGCACTTTACTCATATCGAACGACAGGAACGGCCTGTACTTGTCTATTTGGTCCCTCAGCGTCGTCCAGACCGGGTCATCTGCCATGTTCTCGTCCCAGTACTTTCGAGTCTTAGAGTACTCCAGCAGGACGATCAGCGCCTCCAGCGATAGCTTGCCGGCGAGGTGAGCCCGAAGCACCGGGGGGTGCCCGTCCCTGGTCGAGAACGACATCTGACTGTCTTCTAGCGCGAGGAACTCCCGCGCCGTTAGATAAGACAGAGACTGCACCCTGAGGGCCCACGCGTCCCTGCGCTTCAGCGCCGCGGCGGAGTAGGCGACGTCCCTGATCGTCGCGCCGGGCTCCTCGACGAACGTCGAGATCAGGACGCCTCGTGGGTCGCTGTGCTTCGCGAGCTTCTCGAAGAATAGCTTGTCGCGCCTGGCGTCGTACGACTCCCTCGTCGCGCTGACCCTGCCCCGGTACTTGTGGTAGTCGTAGGTCCCGTTGAAGTGCGCCCTCAGCGCGACGTACTCAAGGTATGTTGCGAACCCGTCCACGGCGTCGCTCCTCGATCATGAACATCCTGTACAGCCCCTCCTCGTAGCCCCGGCACTCGATCTCCCACGGGGAGAGCCAGTACTTCGAGACGCTGAGGTCCGTGTCGGCCGGGTAGATCTCGTTCTTCCACCTCACGGTCTTCTCGTCGATCGGTCGCCAGATCAGCCTCGCGTACTGCCGGCAGTGGACCATCTCGTGCGCGATCGAGAAGAGCGTCATGCGCCTGCTCAGTTCGGGGGAGACCGTGATCAAGAAGTCGCGGGGAGGGAACTCGTCCCCCCACTCGCAGGTCGCGTAGGTGGTGGTCCTGATCAGCCTCGGGTCGAAGTGGACCGTGACGCTGACGTGCTCGGCCAGCCTCTTCCCGAAGAGGTACTCCCCCCACGCCGCGACGGCCCGACGACAGACGTCGCGCGGGAGGTTCTTGGACTTCTTGACCGTCCTGATCCGCACCGCACCCCCCGAGAGAGAACGGTGCTATTTACCAGTCAGCCGGAGGGAGGCTGATCCGGCTCCAGGATCTGACAGGCGTGCGGGGTATTGGTTTTCTCTGGGTAAGAGGCCACGTAGTCCTCCCACGTGGCCTCGCAGGTCGACTTGTCCTCGAAGCGCATCCCATCCAGCCACCCGACGTGGGGGTGCCACACCCAGAGCGTGATCAGAAATACCTTGGCTAGGGTCATGTCATCCTCTCTTTCAACGACGGGGAGGGGCGCGTCAGTAAGCAGACCTCGCGACCGGCTCCATCTCGAGCACGCCCGAGAAGGTCAAGCCTGACACGTCCCTCCCCTGGGTGCGCCTTGAAGCCCGCCTCGCGACGGGCTCTCTCTCGAGCACGCCCGAGAGTCGTTCGCGCGACGCACCCTAGCTCAGATCGGAAGCCTCCCGCCGACCCGCTTCACCGTCCTGACGGCCTCGGCCTCGGCCTGCAGCCTGGTCTTGAGGTGCTGGGCCTTCTTGATCAGCGGGGCGACGGACTCGTACTCGACGCCGTTCC